CAGGTCACGCTGGCCGCGCAGCACATCGCTGGGAACCATGATGCCCTGGCTGGGCTTGCCGTTGCGCTGCTGGGCAGCTTCCGAACACTCACGCTCAAACGCTGCAGCTTCCCAGGCCTCGCGGTTGTTGGGATTGGCCAGGGCGTTGATGGCGCGCTGGAAGGAGAAGCTGCGCACTTCGCTGGCGCTCATGCCGATGTCAGCGCTGCCGCCGATCGGTTGAACAGCAGCGGCCGGTGCAGCGTGCTGCTTAGCAGAGCGCTTGCCGATGGCGGCCAGCACATCCTTCATGGCATCAGCTTCGCTGGCGCCACGTTCAATCAGGCCCTGGGCCAGATCATCAGCCTTGTGCTCACGGCAGAGTGCCGTGATGGAGGCAACGCGGGAGCGCTCATCGGCCGCAGCCTGCGCCCGCACCGCCTCGAGATCGAGGGAAGTGTCTTCCATTGGGGGGTTAAGGGGTTGGGTTTGGGTTGCGGCCGTAGCCGCTCCATCGGCTTCGAGCTTTCGCCCGATGCCAATGGTTGGATCGGCAGGAACGCCGACAATGGACACTTCGTAGGGACTCCACGATGTGGCGACGAAATCGCCGCTGCGCTCCTCCATCTGATTGATGGAGTAACCGACAGAGACATTCCGAAGAACGCCATCTGCCACGTCGGCCATCACCTCCTGCGCGAACGCATTACGGCTGAACTTGACCGACACCATGCCGCGCTTCTTGTCACCATCCAGCCAGGCGCGCTCCACCACGCCAACCACACGGCTGGTGTCGTGGTTAAACAGCAGCGGCGCACCATCAGCCAATCGGCTCAGGTCAACCGCTCCGCGGTCATGGCTCAGCACTTCATTGCCGAAGTAACGCTGAACCGGATACTCACTGGAGAAGCTGAACTCCATCGTGCGCTCTTCGCTGATGGCGCTGCCATCCAGCTGCGCCGCTCGGCGATACGTCTGGCCTTCCAGATCACGCATCAAGTCCATCGCTATCTCCATCCTGGCTCAGGCTATCCAGTCCGAGTTGCTCATCTTCTGAGTCGGCGGCCTGCACGTTGTCAGGCATGTAGGCATCTTGCGGAATGATTGACCCGGCCGGTCTTGCTTGTGTCAATCCGGCCTTGCTGACCTTGCCTGCATCAATGTCCAGCGTCAGTCCTAGCTCTTGCGCGCGTTCACGCTCAGCAGCCAGTGCCACCAGCAGCTCGTCAAGGTCGCCGCCCTGCTCAGCCACGATCTGCGCCTGGGTGGCAAAGCCGCACCGCACCGCATCCTTGTAGGCGTTCACTTCCTTCTCAGGATCAACCCAGCCCCAGCCGCGCCCGATCCACTTCGCTGAGTCATACATCTCTGGCATTTGCTCATAGCCAGGCAGATCCAGCTGGCCAACGGCTACAGCAGCGCGCATCCACTGCTCAAACACCGGCCGGTGCAGGTGCTCAATCATGAACTGCTGCAGCGTCCGCCAGTGCTCGCGCGACTCGAGCAGTTCCAGTCGGCTGCTTGAGTAGTTGGTCTGGCTGTAATCGGCCGACAGCGACGGATACGGCACGCCGGTGGTGGCCGCCACTGCTCGCAGCATGGCTCGCATGAACGGTTCAAACTGACCATCCGGTGCGTCCAGCGTTGGCACGTTGACCGATTCACCAGGCGCCAGGTACTTGAAGACGCCAGGCTCAAAGTTGCTCACGCGCTCTTCTTGGTACACCTCATCACCCTGAAGCTCACCTTCAGGGCTGGTGATGAAGCCCATCAGGCTGCTCGCCGCACGGGCACGCACCACCTCAGCTTCCTCATACCCAGCCAGGTGATGCAGCCGCTTAATCGCCGCGGCGAACATCGGCACGCCTCTCGTCTGGCCCGGCCTTTCAATCATCGCCAGGTGCAGGATCTCAGCGGCTGGCACCTCAACCAGCTGATGCCCGAGGCCGTTCTGGATGTCGCCCGGGTGCCGCGTGCGGAACGCATAGCTCAGCGGCCGGCCCCACCGGTCCACCTTCACACCCATCCGCCATTCGCTGCCATCAGGCGCTGGCCCGTCGTTCTTGTCTTCCTTCACCAGGTCGGCCTCGAGCACCTCAAGCGCCAGCGGCACGCTGCTGCCACCGAATGCCTGCGGCACCATGCGGATGAACACCTCACCGCTTTCAGCCATTGCCTGGATCGCCAGCCGGCTGATCTCGACAAAGCTCAACCGGCCGGCGGTGTGGCATGTGCTCGGCCGGCACCACCGATCCCAAGCGGTTTCGATCTGACGGTTCAGCCGTTCATCCAGTCGCCCGCCACCACGCTGCATCGGCACCTGCGCCTGCAGGCGGATGCCATGGCCGATCACGTTGCAGGCAATCGCGCGCAATGCCTGCCGCGCGTAGGCGTTATCGCGCACCAGCTGGCGGCTGCGGTTGCGCAGGCGCACCAGGCTGCTGTTGATCTCAGCGTCAGCGCTGGTGCTGCTGGTCACCCAGTCAGAGGTCAGCCTGCTGACCACCGCACCTTCATACGCACGCCGGCCGCGACTGGCTGCTGGCTTGGGTTGCTTGGGTTGCTTGCGCTGTCGCTTGCTCATGCGCCGAACCTCACGAACAGATTGCGCGGATCACCAAGGCCCGCAGCCACCTTCTCGGCAGCACGCTCCTTGGCGACGATCGCCTTCAGCTGCGCTTCGCGCTCCATCAGCTGCGCCAGGTCCATCGCGGTGAAGCTGCGGCTGCCGATGGTGTATTGCTTGGCGCCCTTCACCACAATCGCCCGGATTGCAGCCTGCACTGCCTCGAGGTCCTGCTCGGCCTGGCTGCGGCCATCAAATGCCGCAGGGTTGCTCACATAGCTCAGGCTCCGCATCACCTCCGTGATGCCGCTGCCCACCGTGATCACCGTGGCGCCGCTGCTGATCCTGCTCTGCCAGCTCCACACGCCAGCATCAAATCCAGCACTGGTACCAGCTGGAATTGCCATTAGCCAGCCGCCATCACTGCGCGCTGTGCCCGTAACCGTCGCGCCTTCGTTGGTGGCGTTGAATCTCAGAAACGTCGTGAAGCTCCAGCTGGCTGATGTAGCCGCTGCACCGTCAAGATCCAACGCAGCCGGCTCAATCCACTGCACCGTGTCGCCAGCTCGAATTGCCGCCGGAACTGTCATCGCAAAGCCTCCCGGCTCAGGCTATGAATCACCAGCCCGAGACAAATCCTCCAGGGCGTGATGCCACCGCCGGCCGCCGCTTTGCAGCTGGTGCTGGCTGGCTGCCTTGCTGCCCCAGCTGCTGCTCGAGCTGCTCCCACATTGTTGCCCTGTTGTACCGGCGCTTCACCAGCTCCAGCGCTGCCAGGCAATAGACCTCAAGGTCAAGCGGCTCGTTGCGTGCGCCGGATGGCTTGACCCACTCGAGCACCTGAAAGCCCTTCACCGTGCGCGGAATCAGCCGCTCGCAGGTCAAGCCCTCAAGGTACTCATCAGTTGCGTTCTGCCCGAAATGGCAGAAGCCTGGGCCTGGCTGCCCAATCTTCAGGCGGGCGTAGATGGTTCGCTTCAGGGTGTCGGTGCCAACCATGTAGAGCGTCACGCCGCTCTTCACCGTGCGGCCTTTCAGGTTCACATCCTGCTTGCTCCCCTTGCCCAGCGCCGGTGCGGCCTTGGTGCTGCTGCCCTTGATGGCGATCACGCCTTCCTTGGCGTTGCGGCGGCAGTAGTCGTAGGCCTCGTTGGTGAAGTGACCGCCGGTGTCGATCGCCGTGTGCCTGGCCTTCAGGGTGCCGCCTCCCTCGAGGGGGAACTCTGTTCGGCGGATGGTGTCGATTTGGTCCCACACCTCATCCTGCGCCGGGTCGCCTTCGATCTTTTGGTGCCAGATCAGCCAGCTTTCTTCACCCCGTCCGTAGCCCTTCACCTTGATCTCGAGCCAGGTGTCCTGAACGTCAACTGACGCCAGCAGCAGCAGCACGCCGGCAGGGCAATGGCCGGTCGGATAAGGGTTCCTCGATGCGCGCTCCATCAGGCCATCGGCGTTGATGCGCGCTACGGCTTCGTCTTCCCAGGCCTCGGCGCTGTGCTTGTTGACCCAGCCCTTGAGAAGTAACGGGTCACCCTTTGCGCGCAGGAACTCGTCGCGGATCTGCTCCCATGGCGTCCACCCGGCCGGGGCATACCAGCTGGGTAGATGAAAGCCAGCAGTTTGGCCGTCGCCGATGGAATGCGCGCGCCATTTGGCGCCGCACAACATGGCGGTTTTGTGGTGCTGCGCAATCCGCTCACCGCAGGCCGGACAGTGGCAGAACACCTCGCCATCGGGTCGATCCCAGACCATGTGCTCACGCCAGCGCAGCACCTCCCTGGCGCCGCAGCAGGGCATGAAGGCTGCGTAGCGACGCTGGTCTGATCGGCGCTCAAACTCCTCGGTGATCCGGCAAGCGCCGCGCGTGCCTGGGGTGGATGTGATCAGCACCTTCCCCATGGGGAACGTCCGTGTTCTGGCCTCGGCGTTCTCCAGCGGGTCGCCCTTGTCGTCGGCCTCGAGGGGGTAGCTGCTCACCTCGTCGGCGAACAGGTAGCAGGCTGGCATTGACTGCAGGCCGCTAGCGCTGTTGGCGCCGGTCAGCACGTACATGCCGCCGGTGAACTCCTTAAGGAACATGGTGTTGCCGCTGTCCCTGCTGCGCGCTGGCGCAATCCGCTCGGCCAGGGTTGGCGTTTCCCTGAGCAACGGCTCCAGGCGCTGGCGATTGAGCCGCTTGGCCATGTCGAGCGTGGGCTGCACCAGCAGCGCCGGCCCGGGCCAAAGCTCAATAACGGCGCCCAGGGCGTTGAGGATCACCTCCGTCTTGCCCATCTGCGAGCCGAACACCAGCACCACCCGGCGCGTGGGGTTGCCGGGGCTCAAGCAGTCCATCGGCTCGCGCAGGTACGGGGTCCGGCTGGTGCGCCACGGTCCCTTCTCTGCTGATCCCTTGCCGCTGAGGATCCGATTCGCGTCGGCCCACTCGCTCACGGTCATGGCGGCCGGTGGCCTCAGGCCATCACTGAACGCTTGCCGGTAGACCGCTGCTGCATCAGCCATCGGACAATCCGCGCAGCGCAACCCGGTGCTCCTCGGTCAGCAGCTGATGGCATTCGCGCGCATCGGTGGTGGCAGCCAACATCGGCGCCAACCGGTCCGCCAGGCCCAGCAGCGCATCACGCACCGCACGCGCGCAGGCAAACGCTTCGGCCTTCACCTGATCCGATGGCACCAGCTCATCCCTTCCTCGCAGCGCCTCAAGGCGGGCCTTTTCCGCCAAGTAATGCTCACGCCTGGCGCGGCTGTCGTTCAGGTCTGGGATCTGATCTTCTGGCAGGCCTTGGATGAAGGCCTGCAGCTCCCGGTCAGTTGGCGGCTTGGGTGCGGCGGCGGCCGCCCTTGTAGGTGGCGGCTGCTGCTGGGTGTTGCGCTCCCACAGTTCATTCGCTTTGTCGAAGTCGAGCAGCTCGCGCCCGTTCTGGGTCACCACAGCCGCCTTGATCCGGCCGGACTTGATGGCACCAGTCACTGCCGCCGGGCTGCATCCACGTGAGCGTGCGTACTCGCTCTTGGTCAGCAGTGGCATCCTTTAAGCGGCCCTTCCTTTAAGTTAAAGGCTACCGATGCCCCTTAAAAAAACCAAGGGGATGGGCGAAAAGTGCCTGTGGCGCAGTGGGTTTCAGCGGGTTGGCAGGCTGCCGCTAGAAAAACAGGGTGCTATGAATACACCCTCGATGGTGGAGGGTGGAAGGACCCTAAAAATTTTTGAAGTCATCGAGACTTCCGCGCTTGATAGGCCATCTCTTTTCCCAAAGCTGATTCAAACTCTTTGGAGAAGACGCGCTGATACTCAGCCATCGCCACCGACCGAACTGGAAACCTTCGTTCGTAGTTCGGCTGATCAGTGATGAACAGAGCAGGCACAAAGCCACGACCGACACGCTTGGCAATAAATGCCGACTCAGCCCCAAGTTGCCAGCGGCTGTAACCGCTTGAGTCCTTGCGCATCACGAAGTAATCCGACTGCTTGCGCTTTGACTTGCTGGTGGTGTTCTGGTTTGAGCCTGCAGCGCTGAAGCCTTTGACGCGAGAAAGGATCTGCTGATACTGGCTAGCACTCAGGTTCCCTTGCGCGTTGAGCTTGACGCCGCCGGATGCCGGCGTGATGAATTGATCAGAGCTGATGATGCCGGCGCGTCTCAGCTGAAGCTCTGTGGACTTTGGCCGGCGATCACCACCACGGGCGTTCACGTCCATGTAGCGACCAGCAGGAGTGCCCATTCCTTTGCCGGCAAAGGTGGCGGAGAAGCTGCCGTCGCCGTAGTTGAAGCCGATGTTGCTGGTCAGGTTGTCAGGGCGAGCAAAGGAGACCATCAGGCCGCGTCGTGTCCAGGTGGTTGGGCCACCTTGGATGCGGGGGAACACATCAGCAGCAACGGCCGCCTTGGCGGCTTTGGCTGAGTTGGTCATGGCACGGGCCACGATCCAGTTGTAGTTGCCCGTGAGCCCAGCCAGGGCGTTGCTCATGGCTGAAACCTGGGAGGTGTCGATGGTGAATTGAACGCCGCTCATCTGACCTGCCTAACCATGAGCACAGTCTCAGCAGGGTGGAGCTGGGTGTAGAGCCAGCGTGCAGCCCATGGGGAGCGAGCAGTGATGCGGCGATCAGCAGTGCGGCCGCGTTCGATCTCGATCGTTACCCAGTAGTGCTGCAGAGTGAACTGCATGAGGGGGGGGGTCTTTTTTTAGAAGCGCTGGCAGGCATCAGGTGTGGGGCCGATGCAGCGGCTGGCGGTGGTTTCGCTGTGGCCGGAGTAGACGAAAGCAGCCAGGACGATGGCCAGCAGGATGGTGATCTTCATTGGAGGTGATGGAGTAGGGATCGGAGTTGTGATGTCGAGCAGATTGCGAACTGCTCGCCGGGGTCGGTGGTGCCTTTGCGCTTGACGACGAGGAAGCCGTAGGGCTTGTCGGCATTTCGTTGCTGGTGGTGGGTTTGATCCAGCCAGGCGCCGAGCGATAAGGCGCGGTGGTTCTTGCATTGGATGGCGGCCTGTGGTGTCCAGAGGTCGCCGCGGTCAAGGGTTGCGCCGGCGGGGATGCGTTCGCACGCGACCGCTTCCGCCAGGTAGGAGCAGACAAGGCGCTCAAAGGCGCTGCCCTTGGCCTTCTGTGGATTCATTCGGCGGTGATGGTGCGGCTCAGGGTTGCCAGGCTGATTGCATTGATGCCTGCTTTGGACAGGTTGCTGAGCTGCTCCTCGATCAGGGAGAGGATGCGGGTGCGTTCATCACGCCGGCCGGCTTCATAGGCCTGCGCTGTTGGCAGGGTGCTGGTGGCCAGCTCAATGGCGTGAGCGGCCAGGGCGCGATCGGCTTCGATGGCATGAGCGGCTTCTTCAATGACGAGATCCAGCTGACGGCGGATGCGCTCGAGGGTGTCGCTCATGGCTTGGGTGCGCGGATGGTCCAGAAGGGACGGCCCAGAGAGCGGGTGGCGGTGCCATCAGCTTCGGCGGCCTTCTTGGCTGCTTTGGTCTGCGCTTCCAGTGCCTGAACGTGATCGGGGTAGGAGTAAGAGGTGCGGCCTGCTGACCAGGAGAAGGCCCAGTCGTTGTGGGAGAAGGTGGGATCGATGTCGCCGGCCTCCATGCGCTTGGAGAGCTCATCCAGCAGGAGGTCTTCGGTGTCCTTGAGCTTGGTGAGCGCGGCCTTGAGGTCTTCGAGGTGGAGGAGTAGGTCTTCTTCGGAGAGGGTGGTGGGATCGAGCTGAGAAGGCTGAGTGGGCGCGAGGGTCATGGGGTGGGGTGAAGGAACAGGAGCACCTTATCCGGTCGGTATGGTGATCCGCAACCGTTTAGGGAGGCTGCGGCTCAGGGTTCTGATCAAGCGGCAGACGCTTTGCGCAAGCGCTCCAGCTCCAACATCCGCGCCAGCGGCACCATCGCCACCTGAGGCACCACGGCATTGCCCAGGGCCTTCAGCCGGTCCACCCGACCGGATAGCCCATCATCTCCTCGACGAAGGCCGGGTTGAGATAGAAACGCTCGCCAGTCGGGAGCAAGTCGGGCAACCGCTGAGGGCCATGGCGTTGCGCTTTCTCCCAGTTGGTTGGGCCCTTCCAATCGTTCGCCGTGGGGGTTAGCAGCCCCACGTTCCCATGGGTCATCCACAGCCAGTCCGTCAGCGTCACCCCGCTGTGGTGCTGGGAACCTGGCTTGCGTGTCGCTGTCGCGTTGCGGGCCCCCGACCGATCGGTGGTGACGGGCGTAGGCAACAAGCCACCACCTGTCCCGCTGATGGCAGGCACCCACAGCCGCTGCCGGTATGCACGCCCCATTCCGCGTCATACCCTGCCTCGGCCAGCGCTCCGAGAACGTCGTCCATCCCTCGGTAAGTGATCGCTGCGACGTTTTCCAAGACGATGTAACGCGGTCCCACCAGGCGAACGACTCTGAGCAGTTCGTAGAACAGGCCCGATCGGCTGCCAGCCAGGCCGGCACCCTTTCCGGCTTGGCTGATGTCTTGGCAGGGAAATCCACCGCAAACAATGTCGGCTGAATGTGGCGTGGGGTTGAAGGTGCAGATGTCATCGTGAATGGGAACGGTGGACCAGTGTTTGGCGAGGATGCGTTGGCAGAACAGCTCGCGCTCCACGAACTGCACGGTTTCAATGCCGCCCAGCCAGCGAGCGGCGAGGCTGAATCCGCCGATGCCGCTGAAGGTGTCAATCATGCGGAGGGGCTTCATCAGATAAAACCAGGCTCAGCAGCCCGAGCCCGATAGGTGGCCCAGGCGCCAGCCCACGCCAGCAGGCACTCAGAGCGGCTGTAGAGGGGGCTGAAGGTGGTCGAGCCAGGACGGCACCAGATGGTCTGCCCTGCGTCGTAGTGATGGCCGTGCGTGGCCTCCAGCGCCATGTATCCACCCAGCTGTGCTGCGGTGCTGTAGGTGGCACCGTTCTCGCCCAGGCTTTTCAGGTCGGCCAGGATGCGCCGGTGGTCTTCATCGATGTAGGCAGCGTCATAGGTGCCGGCGACTTTGCGGCGGATGCAGCAGGTAGGGCGTTCGCTGGCAATCACCTGCAGCTGGTGCCAGCGGTCGTGCTCGAGCAGCGGCTGGATCCAGGTGCTGTGATCACCAACCGCCAGGGCGCCGAGCTCAGCGATGGCATGGCGGATCTGTTCGATGCCCCAGGGTGAGCCGGATGTGGTGCCGAGCATGAGCTCAAGGGCGCGGTGGCAGTTGTTGCCTCTGGGTTCCCAGGTGGAGCGTGTGGCCATGATCCGCTGCATGGCGTAGTCGGACTTGAGGCAGCCGATGACGCCGGTGACGCTGATGGGGAACTCCAGCTGGCCTAGCCAGTAGCGGTGTTCAGGATCGCGGCGGTGAAGGCCATCGATCGGCGGGAGCCAGTGGGTGGGGGTGATCATCGGTCGGGCTTGGGAGGCTGAGGGGGTAGCGGCTTTGTTGGCTCAGTGTTGGCAGTCCGACCAACATTCAAAGCAGCTGCGCTGCAGCGGATCTGAGCCGAATGTTGGTTTGTTGGCTGTGTTGGCTGCTTTTGCGTGTGCGTATCACTGCGCTACAGAAAAAGAAGGGAGAGAAGAAGAAAGACAAAAAGAACCAACAAACCAACATTCTTCTTTTATTCCTTTCTTTTTCCAGTCGTGGCCTGCGTTTTGGGATGTTGGCTGCCAGCCAACATTGAGCCAACACAGCCAACAGAGGCCAACAGTCACGGCAGCGGCTCCGTAGCCCGGTAGGCCCAGGCTCCGCGTGCTGTGCGATCAACCGTGCCGAGGTTCATGCCAGCCAGGGCATCAGCGGCCGCACCGGCGGCTGCGGAGTCGATCTCCTTGCGCTGCTGGCGGCTAAGGCGTTGCGCCACATCGCGCCAAGCAATGGCTTCACCGCTTGCTTCAGCCAACCGATGAACAAGGCGCATCAGGTCCGATGCTTCACCAGTGGCGGCAGCTTCATGAATGCCAAGGGTCCAGGCATTGAGCTGATCAACCAGCTTGATGCCAATGGCAACCGCGTTTGAGCTCACCGGGGTGGAATGCGAGACCTTGGCCTCCCATGCCCAGAGCAGATGCACCAGTGCCGCGACGCGAAGCACCTTGCCGGGCGCTTTGCCCATCAGGGCGCCCTGCGCCGGGAGTGTGGCGGTTAAGGCCTGGTGCTGGCAGTCGGCCTCGTAATCCATGAACATGCGCCGCGCGCCGCCATCCAGCTTGAGGCTGGTACGTGGCAGCCGGTAGACATGACTGCAGGCATCAGCAAGAAGAGCACCGGCGGCTTCGCTGGCGGCCGCTTCCTGATCGGATTCTTCGTGCGCCAGTTTCACCACCTTTTCTGGCAGCGGGATGAAGAGGTAGCGAGCCCAGAGACCGGAAGCATCACCATCGCGGACCAGAGCTTGAAGCACCGCGGGCTGGATGGTGCCCCAGATCGATAGGTGGCAGCGGCTGTAGGAGCGGCCGCCGCCGATGGCGGCAACACGCAGTGATCGAAACCCTGAACCGTCGTAGGCCTCGAGGAGCTGTTCGGAATCGGAGCCGCGGCCGCTGCGGTACTGGTTGAGGTTGCCGAACAGGCCGGCCAACTCATCGCGGTGAAGAAGCAGGCCGAGGCCGCGATCCTCTTGTACCTGCAACTGCTGAGCGAGTGCTTCAGCGGTGGCATCACTGATGGAGAGGTAAGCAGCCTTTGGCGGATCGGGCCGCTCGGATGGCTTCACGCCGCGGTTCTGCTCGGTCCAATCCTCCATGGCGCGGCTGTGTTGCCTGGCGAGGTTGAGGCGTAGCTCCTCGGTTGGCTTGGAGACCAGCAGCCGACTGAGGGGCGACTTCTTGGCGCCAGAGCGTGCGACGAGTGCGCCGTAGAGGTTGAGCGGAACGCGGTAATCAGCGGCCTTGCTGGCGATGATCTCGGTGCCGAGCTTGACGACACCTGAGACGCACACGAGGAATGCCATGCAGGCGGCCACGTCATCGGCCGGCAGGTAGTGAGTGCGGGTCTTGAGTGCTGCGGCCAGAGAAGGCGGCAGAAGTTCATCAATGCTGATCTGCTTGTTGGCGCCGGCGCGCTCAACGGCCCGGGCCAGGCGCTGGGCCTCCTGCAGCACCTGCAGACCGGAATCGGCTTCACGTTGAATCGCTAGCAGCAGGCCCTGGAGGGTGGCGGCTGGGATGTCGCTGGCGGCTGCCAGGCGGATGCGTTCGGCCTCGAGGTCTTGGCGTGATGCACCGGCTTCGACGGCATAGCGCAGCCGGTCGCGCACCTCGTCGAGTGTGAGCAGCTGGGTGCGCTTGGCGGCCTGCTGCTGGCCCTGGTGCTGATCATCGGCCGGCGGCGCCTGCTGGCTCTGGTGGGCGCCGCCTGGGTGCTTTCCCCGCAGATCGTGGCGGCTGATGTCAATGCCCCATTGATCGCGGAGGTAGGGCCAGACGCTGCCGCGGCTGATCTTGGTTGGCTTGCTGGTGAAATAGGAATCGAGGTCGGTGATGGACTGGCAGCAGGTTTCAGCCAGCAACTGCTCAGCATCAGTGGCGCCGACTTCGACATGAAGCCTGATGGCCAAGCCCACCAACTGGTCGTACTGTTTGGCCCCGTGCTTGAACTGCGGCACCTGCAGCAGGGCCTTTTTCAACGCCTCGGGTGGACGTTCCGGCAGATCGCCAGCATCCCAGAGTGGAATGCCGCTGAAGGGGTCGTCATCTGCGTTGGCGGCAGGTGGTGCGGGCTGAGTTGTGAGCCATGCCTCCACCTGCTCGACGTCGTAGCGCTTGGCGTTGCTGGCGTGGATCTTCGACTGACCAGATGCCTTGCCATCCGGGCCGATGTAGAAGGCGCCGGGCAACCGCATCACCCTGCTGGCGTTTTTGTTTACCGGGTCGGCTCCGGTGACAGCAATCAGCGCCGCTTGAATCGGCTCCCAGCGGCTGCGGCTGATTGGCTCGGCCAGCACCCAGTAGAGGTGCGCCGACTTGCCGCCAGTGGTGACGACGATCGACGGTTCACCGAGGCCAAACTCACGCCATGCGGTGAGCTGCCAATCCACGGGCCGATCGTCCCATTCAACCCAGAAGGCGCGGCAGAGGGTGATGGCGTTGTCGTCGTCGCCGCCGTCGTTGATGACCAGGTAGACACCGCGCCCTTCGCGCTGCCAGCGGCTGGCTGCGTCGAGTTCGTATGAGCCTTTGCGGGCCTTGATGCCGTTCGGGTTGGTCTTCGCGTGGAAGCGGTTGGGGTTGAGGCGATGGGGGAAGGCACGCAGCCGAGCCGCTGCGGGGTCTTTCCCAAGCAGCGACAGGAACTGATCAGCCTGGCCCCGATGAATCGGGGGGATGGTCACAGGATGGCTAACTGGGTTGAGATGGCGGTTCGGGCTCGGGAGTCTGAGCCTGTGCGGGCGCGATCGGCACGAGCGCACGAAGCGATAGCGCTGGCGGTTGCGTTGCGCTGACGGCTGGCGCGCTTCTCCTGGGCCAAGCGGCGGCAGTTGTCTTCAATCTGTTGAGGGGTGGGCCAGTTGTCGGCCAGGTACTGCACAAGCTCATCGGTGAGCCAGGCATCCATGGCTTCGCGGTTTCGAGCCCTGATCCACTGCTGGCCTGTAAGGCGGCCCCATTTGGTGAGGATGGTGGTTTCAGGCCTTGGCATCAGGCTCCTGAGGCGGCAGCGGATCGGCAGCCATGGCCTGCTCGATGGCCAGGAGGATGACAGCGTTGAAGGCCAGGCCGCGGCGGCTGCGCTGGGACTCAAGCCACAGGCGCTGAAGTGCTGTAGGTCTGATGCTGATCGGGTGTCGCTGCACGGCTTGGCTCAGAGTTCTGAGGCATAGTAGCCGGAGCGACCCGGGCTGGCTACTCTGAGCCAATCAGCGGACCGCCACCTCACTCACCCCACCCCATCCCCTTCCTCCATCCAACCCATGACCTCAAGCCTTCAGGTTTTCAACGACCCCGAGATGAAGTTGACGGTGACCGCGCGAGCTGGTCTTAATGGCTGCTGGCTGGTGACGTTTATCCGCCGCGGCCGCAATGGCCATAAGGTGCTGGATCAATGTGCAGCGTGGCTACCAGGCGGGTGGTGGGATGAACGGCGCTGGGATCCGTTAGGTGCGCGGTTGGTACCAGCCGCTGTGGTTGATGAGGTGGAGCAATGGCTGCGCGGCTATTTGTTGGTTGGTGATGCTCAGACTCAGGAGGCTGAGTGAAGATGGACATGTTGATCTGGCTGCTGATGATCGCCACGGCCTGTCTGGCGATCGGCAATCATCCCTGGCTGGCGTTGATGACTATGGTCATGGCCTTTGTCGTGAGGTGCTGCTGTGACTGAGCAATGAAACGCGACGCCTTGCGGCTCAGCCAACACCAGTTCATTGAAACCAGCCGTGATCACAACGGCCGCTACTTCATCGCCTATTCCAGTGGTGCCAGTGTGTTCTGCCGTGAAGCAGCAGAACTGCGGCGGTTCCTGAAGCTGCCCAGGACCATCCCTATGAGGGAGGCATTGGAATCATGGCTGGCCAGCCTGAGTGATCAGGATGCCAAGCGGCAGGTGCCGCCAGCGGCTGCGACAGCAGAGCTGCTGGCTACCGGGTTCGGCCCGGAGTGCCACCTCGATGAGTCCGATCCCAACCACGCGACCAGGACGATCATTTGATGCGATGCCCAGAGTGCAGCAGCAGCCGGCTGACTGTGGTGAGCACCAGCAGCTGCGCTGATGGTCGCGTGGTGCGCAGGCGGCGCTGCCTGATCTGCGATCACCGCTTCTACACCATCCAGCAGCTCGAGGTGCTGCTGCCTAAGGAGGCATTCAGATGGGTGGAGCGCAAGGGGCAGCGCCACACCGTTGAACTGCTGGGTGCTGATGGTCGCTGAACGTCCGCTGCGACCTGATAGGGAAGCAATGGCGGCGGTGTTGGCTGCTGCTGCTGCTGGCGCACCGCTGGTGGCTGATCGGCCGGTGTCTGAAGTGCGATGGGGTGTGCAGCGGATTGACATGGCCAACGGCTGGCAGCTGGCGATCTGGTGGCACGCTGATGGCGTGATGGGTCCGCTGCATGGCGCAGTGGCACCAGGTGGTGGTGAGTGGGTGTATGGCTGCGATCGATGGCCGGATTGGTTGGCGGGGCCTGATGCGGTGGTGCTGGATCCAATCGAGCACCTGCTGACGGATGAGCAACGTGAGCAGCTGCGTGCGCGGCTGATGGCGTGCAGCTGCTGGCCGCAGCCAGAACGGCAGGAGGTGTATTGGTCGCCGGTGCGGTGGATAGGTTGAGCGCGAGCTGATGGAGCTCCGAGTGGGAAACCTGCCACCTGTCGTGATAGCAGGTGGCTTTTTTGTGGGTGGTCCTACGCCAGCAGCCTGCGAACGGTGGAGCGTGAGCAGCCGAGGCGTGTGGCGATGGCCTGCTGCGTGAGGCCTGAGCGGCGCCACCTGCGAGCACGCTGACTGCGTGACTCGCTCGCCCAGGCCAGCAGGGTGAACGGCAAGAGCAGCAGGGCCAGTGCCCATGCTGCGAGGCATGTGATGGTCATGGTGGGAATGCTGTGTTGATCGCCAGGGGGCAGCGCCCGCGCCTGGTGACTCACACAGCATAGTGCCTAGCAGGCGTTCTGCTTGGAGAAGGCCGTCAAAGCACTACGCTGAATCGAGCGGCTGCGCGCCTGTGATCATCGGTTACGCCAGGGTCAGCACTGACAAGGCCGAGCAGGACATCAGCATCGCTGAGCAGGTCCAGCAGCTCAAGGCAGCCGGCTGTGATCGCGTCATTGCTGAGCGCCGCAGCGCGCATAAAGACGCCAGCAGGCCCGGGTGGGATGAACTGCTCGCCCTGGTGGCTGGCGGCCAGGTGCGCCGCGTGGTGGCTTGTTCGCTATCACGGCTCAGCCGCCGCGGTGAGGATGTGCCGTTTCTGCGCATGTGCGCGCGTCTGCGCGTCGAGGTGCAGCTGCTGGATGGCACGCCGGCTGATACGGCCGATCCATCGGGGAAGTTGCTCACCGGCGTGCTGTCGCTGGTGAATGAGATCGACAGCGACATCAAAGCGATCAACATCCGCAACGGCCTTGCGCGCAGGAAGGCGCAGGGCCACTACGCCTGCGGTCGGGTGCCGTTTGGGTACGCCTACGACGGCAGCCAGGTCGTGATCCACCCTGAGCGGTTTAGGGATGCGCGTCAGCTGTGGGACAGGCTGGCGGCGCTGGAGTTCAACATGCCGGCAACGATCCGGCGCCATGGGCTGCAGTGGAGCCCTCGAGGCCTTGGCCGCTGGATCAACAACCCGATCTTGCGAGGCGTTGTCAACAACGAGGCTGGACGCGTGACACCACTGATCAGCTGGGAGGAATGGCAGCAGGCGCGGCGGCTGTTGGATGCACGCCGGGTTGGTGGCACCAGGGCGCCGCGGGTGTTGCGCGTGTTTTCCGGCATGGTGCGTTGCAGCTTCTGCAGCAAGGCGCTGCATTACGCAATGGCAGCAGGCCGTCCACGCCTGAAATGCACGAACCTGCATTGCAGCCACTACGGCCGCGGGTTGGCTGAGTGGAAGGTCAAGCAGCAGGTGATCGAGGAGCTGTGCGCCGCGGCCGCGGCCATGGGTGATGCCGTTGCTGCTGCTGCAAGCCAGCCGGCGCAGGAAGTACCGGAGCAGGTGGAGAAGCGGCAGCAGCTGGCGCAGCTGGAGGCGCTCAATGCGCAGGGCGTGCCGGGCCTGGTGCCAACTATCGATGCCATGCGGCTTGAGCTGCTGGCACCACCGCCGATCGCCTCAGCGAACTGGGCTGATTTCCGAATGGCTTTGCAGCGGCCGGACATCATGGCCGGGGCCACTGACGAAGAACTCAGGGCAGTGCTGCTTGAGCTGTGCTCTGAGCTTCTCTATGTCGGCAATTCCAACAGGATCGAAGTCCGGCTGCGCGACCGCCCGAGCAACAATCCGAAGTAGGGCGGTGGCTGCGTTCATGCTCAGCACTCTGAGCCTGAGCAGCTCGCGTTGTCAAGCTGCCGGGCTTCTGAGTCTGAACTGCAGCAATCAGCATCACGCGGTTGCCGCAACCCATCCCGGCCCCGTACCGTTTGGGTATGGCAACGGAGCGAGAGCAATGTCGGTCTACAGCCTGACCAAGGAGCAGCAGGACGCCGCCGCGGATGAGTTCGGCGCGATGCTCAGGCGTTGGCGTCTGATGAACGGCTGGACGCAGTACACCGCCGTCAACTGGGCCAAGGAGGCCGGCCTCACAGCGATCTGCCACAGCGGCCTATCGGAGCTCGAGCGCGGCCTGACCAAGAACCCACGCGTGGGTCTGTTCCTGTCCCTGGCGAGCCTGAACGCCTTGGTTCACGCTCAGGACTGGAGCGGTGTGCGCACCCGCAAGCTGCTGGATCAGCTGAAGACCAGCCGCGCGATCACCGACCAGGACGGCAACCCATGGGGGCCGGAGCAGTTCTGGTCATGCCGTGCCGGGTTGCTGGCACCACCGGAGTGGCTGGCACCACCGAAGCACAACCCAGTGCCGCTGCTCAGTGCTGAGCAGGCTGAGGAGCTCTGCACCAGCTGGGCGACTGCCGCCAGGCGGATTGCACGCCAGACCGGTGCCGGCCGCCGCGGCTTGGATCAGTTGCGGCAGATGGCACCAGCCTCCGGTCGCCGCGAGTGGGCTGATGTGCTCGATGAGCAGCTGATCTGGACACCGGAGCAGCTGGCGCTGGGCTGGGATCCAGCGGCATCGGAATGGCAGCCGGCACTCTGGCTGGCGCAGTGGGAAGTGGAGCTCAAGTCGGAAGTGCGACCAAGCGCGGCCTGACTTGTTGCCAGTCGGCATACCGAGCGGGTAAGGTGCGCGGGTGATGCAGATTCGCTATGCACTCAACACCACCTCTGAGCACGGAGCTGGCGCTTCGAGCTTTTGAGGCTGATCAAGCCTTCAGCACCGCATTGGCTGCTGTGCAGTCCAGCTTCCAGCCGGGCCTGAGCCCGATCGAAGCGGCGCGCAAGGCCAACGCCCACGGCTTTGCCTGGCTCAGCCGGCCATGTGATGACGACCCAGCACTGGTGCAGGTGATGCTCCGCCACCAGGGCGGCGCGGAAACTGCAGCGGTGGGTGACAACATCGCCCAGCTGTTGGCTGGCCTGCTCGGCATTGCGCTCCAACCTGCCGCTCAGACTTCCGAGCCTGAGGGGGGGGGGGGCGACGATGCCGCTCCGGTCGTTTGCCCTGCAGTGCGGCCGGCGGCACCTGTCGATCCAGAACCCGAAGCCGACCCCGAGCAGCAGCCAGCCAGCCAACTCCTGGACGATCAGCAGAAGGCCACTGCGGTGGCCATTTGCAAGGCGATGGATGCGGCCACCAGGAAGGCGTTCACCATCTCCTTCCGTGATGCCTTCCGCGTTGATCGGGATGCACGCTCGATCATTCCGCTGATCACCGAGATCAGGCATCTCGAGTTCATCGATCGCTTCAGCATCGAAGCGGCAGGGGGTATCAGTGAATGATCCCCATTTCCGTCAGCTGCTCCGCCGTGCCGTTGATGCCTGCCAGCAGGCCAGCGATCTCCAGCAGCTGCAGCTCAACGCCATGCCAGCTGTCGTCACCCTTGGCGACATCGGCCAGCTGCTCAGCTGCGGGCGCACCATCGACACGATCGAGCGCTGCTGTGATGAGCTGCAGGCGATCTTGGATCAGCCGCCACGGTTGGATCATCGAGAGCACATCCGGCTGCTATCTCGACCCGTGCGGCAGGACCACGATGCAGCCTGATGCGGCCTGGCTGGTGCTGGATCCTGCAACAGCAGCTGCAGGCCTGCGGCGCCTCGAGCTGGATGCCAGCAGCTGGCGCCTGGTGCCGGTGGTCTGCATTGCGCCGGTGGATGAATACCCACGGCGCTGGCAGGTGCAGGCATGACCAAGCCAAAGCCGCAGCCGTACGGCAGACCAAAGCGCCGGCCACCGTCCACCCATGTGATGACGGTGCTGCATCCAGATGCCCTGCAGGCCGTTACGGCCGTCATGACCAAGCACCAGCTCAGTCGATCTGGCGCCATTCATCACCTGGTCCGCCTTGGTGCGGGCCTTCCTCCTCTGAACTGAACCCATGGCTTCTGAAACCTTCTACAGCCCCAAGGCGCAAGTGCGCTGGGCGCACCTGATCAACGCCGACGAATACGAAGGCAAATACAGCTACAGCTGCGAGCTGGTGCTGGACAACAACAACGCAGCGCATAAGGCCTTTCTGGCCAAGCTCGAGACTGAGTTTGTAGCGCAGCACGGCGCCAAGAAATCACGCAGCGCCAAGGGTGAACCCTGGCGGCCGGACAAGGACGATGCCACCAAGACGGTGGTGCGCTTCAAGGCCAACCGCTTTAGCAACGACGACGGCACCTTCACCAAGGGTCCGCGGATGGTGGATGCCAAGAAGCAGCCATGGGATGGCCAGGAGATTGGCAACGGCTCTGAGCTGATCATCGGCTTCACGGTGTATCCGTGGAATCGCTCTGAGGGATGTGGCATCACATTGCAACCGAAAGCGGTGCAGGTGGTCACGCTGATCCCACGCGAAGATCCAGGTGACAAGGTTGCCGATGGCTTTGATGAGCAGGACGGTTATGTGGTCGGCCAGGCGTCTGAGTATGTGGACGAGTTTGCGGACGATGAGGAGGCACCCTTCTGATGGATCGCGCAACTGTTGACGCCATGCGCACTGCTGATGCGTCGATTGCCGCTCAGGCCATCGAGTCTGAGCTGCGCTTGTGGTGGCGCTCCCAGTCGCAACCGGAGCAGGTTCTGCTGTCAGCTGATGACACCGTGCGGTTTGTGCAGCACATCCTGCGGCGAGGTCGCCATGGTTGATCTGCCCTTCATGCGCGGTCATGGCGTCAACCGTTCCAGCGGTGTGCGCCTGGTGCCGGTGGCTGATCTGCGCCGGCTGCATCAGCTGATGCTGGCGGCGATCTGCCTGCAGCTGCTGCAGGTGGTGGCGGTGCTGTGGCGGCTGCAGTGACATGAGCTCTGCAGGTCTGGGCTGGTGGCTGGAGACGATTGGTCGGTATCCGCTGCTCAGCCCAGCGCAGGAGATCGAGCTTGGCACTGCTATCCAGGCATGGTTGAACCATCCGGGATTCCCGGATCGTTGCCCGCCAGGCATCCGCCGCTGCGGTGAGCGTGCCAAGCGTCGATTCATCGAAGCCAACCTGCGCCTGGCGGTGAGCTATGTCTCGAAGCACTGCAACAGGTTGGCCAAGGGCCACAGCCACGATGATCTGATCCAGGCCGCCAACCTGGGTCTGATCACGGCAGTCGAGCGGTACGACCCAGCGCGTGGCTACCGCTTCTCCACCTACGCCTACTGGTGGATTCGGCAGTCGGTCACGAACTGGGCAGATCGGCACGGCCGCACCGTGTCCATCCCTGCGATCCATTCGCAACACCTCGGCCGGCTTGATGCCATCCGCCGCCGGCTGCTGCTTGAGCTCGGCCGCGAGCCATCACGCCAGGAGCTGTCCGAAGCGCTTGGTGTATCGGATCGCGTGCTCGAGCAGCTGCTGGTGAACATGCAGCCGATCGGCAGCCTGGATCGCGTCATCGCTGATGACGGCGGCATGGAGCTGGGCGATCTGATCGCCACCCATGACACCACGCTCGAGGATCAGGAAGAACAGGAGCAGCGGCGGCAGCAGGCGCAGCAGCTGCAGCAGTTGATCAGCCGGCTGCCAAGGCGTGAGCAGCGCCTGGTGCGTCAGGCGTATGGCCTCGATGGTGTGCAGCGCAGCCGTAAGGAGGTCGCCACGGCAGCGGGCATCAGCACACGCAAGCTGGATGTCATTCTGCAGGCGGTGGAGCAGCAGCTGCAGCAGATGGCTGTGCAGCTGGAGTTGATCACATGGCCGGTGTCCGCACCGCCACCACGGGTGAAGGTGAAGCGCAGGCCGCGGTTGCTGGTGATCACAGATCAGCTGAGTTTCTGGCCAGCAGTTCCCGCGCCATTTCCATGTACTGCTCACTTGGACCAGGTAGCGACGGTTCAGCCTTTGCCAGCAGCAGTTCCACCTCGAGGCAGGCCACACGCCGCAGCGCCTGGTTCAGCAGATGCTGCTGCGTGTACCACTGCACAATCAGCCGATCGGATTGCTGCTGCAGCTCCTGCAGCTTGAGGCGCACCGCCTTCCGGCGGTCGGTTTCCATCTGCAGTTCAGTGGCCAGGCTGAGGGTTGGATCGAGCCAGCTCATGCAAGTGGCAGCTGATAGTCAAGGCTAATCCGCCAACCAATCATCAATCCGCGCCTGACGGTTGACGCAATGGAATGCCTGAGCGGTGAACCATTGGCGCCATTCGTCGCTACCTTTGCTGCGGTTGCATTCGCGGCAGGCTGGCACAAGGTTGCTGACGACGGTATTGCCGCCCTTGTGCCTGGGCTTGACATGATCCAAGGTGTCGGCTGTGGCATCGCAATAGGCACAACAGTGCTGCCATGCTTCAAAGATTTGCTGCCTAAACCTTTGCTTTGCGGAGCGCTTGGGAACGAGAGATGTGCCATCAATCTGATGATCCACGCAACTCAGGGATGGGTAGGACGTTGACCGAGAGGCCCAGGATGTGATCGTTGGATGGTGCCAATTCTGTTAGGCGAGAAACGAAATCATCGCTAACAGTTTCGGGATCGTCGTCTTCGCTTTCGACGACGATGGTGTATTCGATCTCAAGGACGTACTGCCTCATACGGTGGGAGTGCAGGTGATTTCAACGCCTCCGCGATGGCGGGGACGCAGTGTGAGCCAGATGCCGCCCCAGGCGCCGTGATGGAAGAACAACATGCAGCGCCTGGTCTTGCTGTTGCCGTCCTGCGTGAAGCTGAACCTGAGCCAGCCTTGATAACCCATGTGTTCGATGTTGCTGCCGTTGTTGCGCATCAGCCGCACAACGTTCTCTAATGGGTCGATTTCCTGATTGTTGCTTACGGCTGTTTCATGGTTGCCATCGCCTGCCATGAGAATGATGTCTTGCCATGGCTTGAAGAACTCAGCTGCTTCACTGAATACGAGGTCAAAATAATTACCACCTAGGTGTTCGGGGCGAATGTCGCCCTTACTTGCTCTGCGGTCCTTCTTGCCTTGCATCAAGCAAAGCACATCTCCGAACATAAGAACGTGGCCATTCTGCGCTCGGCACTCATCGAGGTGCTTAGCCAGCAGCTTGCGGTCACACTTTGGGTTGTCCAAGTGAATGTCACTAAGCAGCAGGAATGTTGCTGTTTCACTGAACGCTGTGTAGGGGATGCGCAGCTCTAGCAGCTCTGGCGTCTTGCGGATGGATGTGATGGTCACAAGACGCGAATCCATTTGCGCTCAACCTATGGGGCGTGGCTGACAAGCATTGCCCAGCCAGTGCCAGGGCCATCCACTTCCCAGCGGCGCAGCCAGTTCTTGCGGCTGTAGGCAATGCCTGCACCTTTGCTGTGGTTGACGTAGCCGCCATTCACCAGGTCAGCCTCACCGTTCGGATCGTTGTGGATGAAGGCGCCGCTGGTGGCGCCGATGACCACGGACCAGTGGCCGCCACCGGTGGGTGCGCCGACAGGTCCTTTATGAAGCCAGCCCACCATCACGGGGCGCCCGGCTTCGAGCTCGGTTTCGATCACGGCAGGGTTGCAGTTGGTCCGTAGCCGTGCGGTTAGCGCCAAGGATTGCAGCGCCTTGATCTGCGCTTGCGCGTCGGTGGTGTCGCCGTACTTGGCGCGGATCTTGTTGTAGGCATCGTCGCTGGTGACCTTGCCGTAGAAGCGGGCCACCATGGCAGCGCTGCTGCTGAAGCATTCGCGGTAGCCGGTGCCTGAGCGGTTGTCGTTCTGCGCCTCATACGGCACACGCAGCAGGATGCCCTGCTGTTGCAGTTGCGGTGTGCCCTTCTGCCAGAGTGCGCCCTCAGCCTTTCGGCGGCGCAGGAGGCCGGCTTCGACGTTTGTGCCAGGGTTGCGGTAGAGCAGCAACGCAGCTGGCACCGATGGCCAGTCCTTGTCACGCAGCGCTGCGCTGATGGTTTCGAACCCAGCGCTGCCGTAGAAACCAGTGCCGAGGTTGTAGGCGAAACTTACAAGTGCGCAGCGCTGCGGATCGTTCATGCTTGCCCAGTGCGGGATCGTGCGCAGGCGTTCGGCAATGCGGTCCACCTCCAGGCGGAGCAGCATGTCAGCTTCGATGACGTTGATCTTGTCGCCGCGCTTGACCGGATCGCCGTTGCCGTAGCGCGTGGTGCCGTAACCAATCGTCCACGGATCGCCGCCGCTCAGCGGATCGGGGTAGGCGCTGAGGTGGCAGCCCTCGAACTCCTTGATGATCTGGATTGCATCAGCCAGGTCGGTCTGCTTGCCGGGGACGCTCCAGGTCTTGAACCATGGCTGATCGCGGTTCAGCAGTTGCGGTGCGCGCTTGTTGATGGCGGCCTCGAGCTCGCTGATCGAAGCCAGCTGATGCGGCAGGCCCTTGAAGTACCGAAACAGGTCAATCAGCCGCAGTGGTTGCGTCATGGCCGTTGCTGCTGGATGACAGGCTGCCGATAGCTGAATGCGCTCTTGATCTCGGACCAGATGATGGGGCTGAGCATTGCGGCCACAACGGCAAGGATCACGACTTGCCCCATGCGCGTCTCGAGGCGCCCAACACGGACGCCTAAAGAGCCGCGCTCGGTCTTGTCGGTGATGGCGGCATCAAGCAGCTGCTTGAGTTGGCCTTCCAGCACGCCGATGGCGCGGAGGATCTCGCCGTGCGTTGGCTCAGTCACCGCTTGCGGGAGGCAATGCCACGCAGTGCGCCGAGGATCAGCTGAGTCCAGCTGTTAGCGCGAATGCCAGGCACGATTGCCAGCAGTTCAGAGCCAGCCAGCAATGCAACGGCGATGCTTGTGATGTCTTCCGGTGTGGGCGCCATAGTTGATGCGCTGATGGCTCAGGCTATGGGCTGGATGCAGCACCACCAGCCAGGGTGGCTGTAACGGTGGAGGCCAGGCCGGCAGATGCTGCGGCGACCACAGCTGGCACGCTGATCAGGCTGATCGAGACGTTCACGTAGCCGGCGGATAGGTGGTCTTCCTGCGGCTGTGCGGCGTAGCGCCAGTGCGTAGAGGTTGGCACCAGATCGGTAAAGCTGGTGTGGCCGGCCCAGGCTTCAGTGCTGAGCGGAAATGCGATGTAGCCGCCCTGTTGCTCGCGGTAGTGATCGCGCAGCAGCTTGGCCTGTGCTTGCGTCAGTGCAGCGAAGCCCAGTTCAAGGTTGTGGCTGTAGGCGGTGGTGCCATGCCGGAAGCGGACGCTGCCACCACCGAAGCCGCGTTCCTCGGTGACAGGGAACACGCCCATGCTGTAGCGGCGTGTGGCCGGCTCCAGTGCCGGGAAGGTGGCCATCAGTTCTGCAGCGTGATGACGCTGGAGCCCAGGCTGAAGGTTGCAGAGCTGCTGCTGACATCGGCGCCAAAGTCCACATAGCAGACCAGCTCATCAGCGCTGCTGGCACCGCCGCGCGACTTGTAGATCACAGCAGCCCTGGCGGTGATGGTGCTGCTGGCCCAGTTCACAGCAGCAAAGCTGAGCGTGACGCGATCGTTGGCGGTGGACTTGGTGACTGTGCAGGCAGTGGTCACACCGCCGGCGGTGTAGCCAGTGCCGCTGACTTCGTTGGTGACGGCAGAGCGCTTGAGATCAGTGTCTTTGTTCGGACTGTAGGCCGATGTGACCAGCAAGACCTTAAAGGTGTCAGTGTCGAGGTCGATGGCGCCACGGGCCATGTCATCAACGAATGAGTTGTAGATCAGGCTGGCCATAGTTGATGCTCAGATGGATTCATTCTGCCGAGATGGCAGGCGGCTGCGGCCAGGTGATGTCAAACGGGTTGGGCGCATCGGCCAGGTCGCGCAGTGCCTGGCGGTAGGCGGCCCAGGCATCACGATCGGCGCCGAGGTCGTAGTCAGCAATCTGCGTCCAGTCGCAGGACTGCAGCAGCTCAATGCGCCGCTGGCGGATCTTGGCGTATTGCGCCTGCAGCTCATCGAAGCTGTAGGGGCGCACCAGGAACTGCGTGCCGTCCCAGTCGATTGTTTCCAGCTTGGGGTCGCGCTCGGGGCGCTCGTAGGGGCCGGAGTAACCGGCACGCTCCAGCTCGTCAGGTGTGAAGGTGGTGCTGTCGGTGCGGGTGCTGCCGTCCGCAAAGCGGATGCGGTGAGGCAGGGGCGCTGGGGTGGCTTGGCGGTGGGAGTAGAGCATCATTTTGAAGGTGTCGGTGTCGAAGTCGATGGCACCACGGGCCGTGTCGTCAACGGCTGAGTTGTAGATCAGGGATGCCATGAGGTACTTGCGTTGGGGTCAGTCTAGGCCGCTAATTACCATCATCGGCTTAGCTTGCATAGAACTCGGATGCTGCTACATAGCCACCGTTTTTACGCAGGCGAATGTATCTTGCGCTCACAGCAGTAAAATTGCTTGGCGCCGTGTATGTATAAATGCCTTCTGCAGGCAGGCCCGGAATAGTAAACAGAGTTGTCCAGGTTGTATCATCGGTGGATGTTTGAACGTTGCAACCTTCGGTGTCGCTTTTGGCCCACCCGCCAGGAATGTTATTTGTGGCTGTTCCGACTGTGACTGATCCAATAGTAAATGCTACGCCGTAGTCGATCTTGATCCAAGCATCGTTTCCTCCACCGGGACTGTTAGTGGCCGCTCCGGTGTTGGTGAAGGAGTTGTCAGTCATTATTGCAGCCGAAGCTGCTGTTGTGCCTGAATAGACGGATGACTGCGAATAAGTTCCGACACGTGCCGATGGCGGCCAAATCGCGGCCCGCTGCGCATCGCACTGCTCATTCTGAAACCACAGCCCGGTTGCTGCGCTGGTTGTCGGCGTCCGCCTGATGCCCATCAATCCGCCGTTGAAGCCGAGCATCAGCTGATGTCCTCGTACGAAATAACCAGCTCCAGGTCGCCTGCAGCGCTGGCCTGTGCGCGGAGGCTGTGGCCTTCCTCCAGGTAGACGTATGCCTCGCGGGTGACCAGCACCTGCGTGGCATCAGCTGGCACGCTGATCGTCTTGCCGATGGCAAAGCCAGTGGTGCCGTTGTAATGCTCCAGGCTGATGTCAGCTGCTGCGCTGCCGTCCACATTGGCGCAGTACACCGAGTTGATTTTCAGCACCTTGCCGCTGCTGGCGCCATTGCTCAGCGCTGCCGCCATCGAGGTAGTGACGGCATAGCCGACCGACTTGCCGGTGATCGTCGTGGGAGTCTTAAGGTTCGGCGCTGCCATGGATTAGTTGCCCCACCATTCAACATAGGCTAGCGATTCCCAGCCGAACAGCTGCACGCTCATGTCGCCAAAGTAGTCGCCAGCGACGAATACAGAAGCCGTACCACCTGCCAAGGTGATTGTGATGCTCTGCTGCAGGCCGTTGGTGGTCACAGCAGCTCCAGGTGCCAGCGTGATGATCACGGCCAGCTCAGTGCCACTGGCAAACGCACCATCAGGCGGCACGGTTTCAAGCGCTAGCTCGACGTTGTAAAGATTGCAGTAGGCGTCATCGACGGTTGGCGCTTCTGTGTATCTCCAGCGGTAGTCCGTCAGTTGATAGTCGCTGATGGTGGTGACGCCACTCCAGATGCTGGACGGCAACGTGAAGCTCTCAAAGCTGCCGAACTGGCCTTGATAGTGGCTGAGGATGCTGAGCATGTCAGCTTCAGCTAAGGCAATGAAGCTCAGCCGCAGCGAGCTGCTGAGCATCACGTTGCTATGGCGCACGCGATTCTGGAATCCGCTATACGTGCTGAACGGCGTGTGCGGATACTCGCCTGGCGTGAAGGCGCGGGCGGCTGGCGTAAGGGTTGGGAATACTGCCATGGTTATGTAACCGATGTAATCCGCACCGCATCTATGTACTCAGGTGGGCCTGCTGCGCCAAAGAACCAGCCGCCAAATGCCGGATCATAGCAATAAACAACTCGCGTGTTACTAGGCCCATCTCCGAGGTAGGGCGGATAAATCTTGCTGATGTAGGATCCATCTACCCAGTTTCCAAATTGTAGGTATTGCCACGTGTAATCCCTGCTAATCACGCCAGAGCCAACGGTGACGCTACTTGCGACTTGGATGCCATTGTTGCAAGTGACCACTGATGTGATCAGTGGGCCATCGCCCACTTGCAGGACGATTGCGTATTGGCCAAGATCAGATCCCTGCCAGAAAGTGACCGAGTTGGTAGGCCCTCCAGGGGTTGTATAGACAGGAGGATCCTGCGTGTAATCAATCGTTGATACAAGCACTCCATTCTCGTACCAGTCAACAAGCGCAACGCCTGATGCACCACAAGGGCCGACCGCTGGGGCAATGAACGAGCCAGCTGGCGGCGTAGCCGAAAATGGGGATGCTTGCATTTGGAATGCAGGAACATCCAACCCATCGTTAGTGTTGCCGGTGTCGCCAGTCGGCGCCGAATCATCAAAGCCCAGCCCGACGCCGCTTGGTGATAGCTCCAGCGGATCAGCGCCATCGGCGTCTGTAAACGATTCGGCGGGGATGGTGTTGTCGCTGCTTGAGTTCACATCACAGCTCACGCCAGTGCGGCCGCTTGGCAGGATGATGCCGGTGCCGACAGCAGCAGCCACATCCAATGCGATCAGGCTGCGGCCTTGGTCGTCGATCGGGAAGTGTGTCGCCTCATAGCTCACATCACCCGCCAGTGTCTTGGTGATGCGCTCCACCTGGTAGAGGTAGTCATGCACCGAGTTGGCGTAGGTGGTGTTGTCACGCGCCAGCTGCACGCGGATGATGTCGCCAGCGCTGATCAGCGTGTTGTGCTCCTGCGGCCGTGCTGCGAACCTGATGGTGTGCGTGGTGTAGAGCCGCTTGGCCAGGATGTAGGCGCCAACCTTGACGGCGTGATCCTCGCTGGTGCAGAACGTCGAGAGATCATGCGACTCATACGGCCCGGTTTCGGCGGTGCCGCTGTAACGCACCTCAGCGGTGCGGATGATGCCGATGTCGCTCTCCAGCTGTTGGCGCCAGATCACCTGCACCACGAATGGCTGACGGTCCGCCAGTGACAGATAGTTGATCTCCAGCGTGCCGGGCAGCACCGTGTCTTCGGTAAAGGTGTACTCCGCCGTGATCGCCGTGGTCTTGATGGCGCCGCCAGCGGTCACCGGCAGTAGCGGACGCAGCCCGCGCTTGCCGCCTGCGCTGCTCTCAGCCAGCAGGAAGTAGGGCGCCAGCCTGGCGGCAAGGTCTGAGTAGTTGGTGCTTTCGCGGATCTCGATGTTGCAGGTAAAGCCGTTCACCTCAAGGAACGTGGCTGCTGCCAGCAGTGCGGTGTTGTCGATCATCGCCGCCGGCACCCTGCTGGTATTGACCAGCAGCCACTTCACCAGGTCCGCGAAGTTGTCGCTAGGGCCAGTCACGCTGTCGTAGATCCGGGTGATGGCCATGCCACCACGGATGAACAGATGCACCTGGCGGTTGTACTGATCGAAGCCGTCCGGGATGGTGACGTTGAAGCTGAGCGTGCTGATGTCCGGGTAGCTGCCGACCGTGCCGCAGAAGAATGGCGCCTCGGGCAAATCCTTACCGGCACGCTGCACCAGGTAGTTGCCGGGCGCCCAGGTGCCAGCTCTGCGGTCGTAGGTCTGCGTGTGGGCGCCAACGCGGCAGGCACGCTGAAA